CTATCGGACAAAAAAAGTGTCCGATGCCATCTGCGAAGATACGCAACTATTCTCACTCTCACAACCTGATGAGCCAATCACTTGCTCATCAGGTTGTATTTTCCCTGTATCCTGCAATTGATATCTCCTTGCCACCTCCATTCCTTCGAGGAAAGTCTGCATGGGTGTTTTCCCGAAACAGTATTTCCCGGAGTGCGTCCTTTGCGTGTTATAGGAGTTCATCCAAGTGTCAAGGTCTGCCTGCAGTTGTTCTATCGAGGTGTATATCTTCTTTCTGAAAGCGATGGCGTAGAATTCGTTCTGGACAGTCCTGTTGAAGCGTTCACAGATGCCGTTTGTCTGCGGGCTCTTGGCCTTGATCTTGGAATGGTCTATGTCCTCGATGGCCAGATACAGTTCGTATTCATGTGTTTCCCTGTTTCCGCAGTATTCGGTTCCCCTGTCCGTGAGCATCCTCATCAGTTTCAGGTCATGCTGCTCGAAGAACGGAACCACCCTGTCATTGAGCATGTCCGCCGCCACGAGCGCGTTCTTCCTGTCGTAAAGTTTGGCGAATCCGATTTTGGAATAGGTGTCGATGACCGTCTGCTGGTAAATGTGCCCCACGCCTTTGATATACCCTACATAATAGGTGTCCTGCGCTACAAGGAAGCCTGGATAATAAGTCTCTATTTCCCCGTGTGCCTGTTTCTCCGCCTTGGCTTTTTCCAGCGCGGCCACCTGGTTCTCGTCAAGCACGATGCCTTCCTGCTCCACCTTGGTCGAAAGTGCCTTCAGGCGTTTCTGGAAGGTCTCCATGTCATGCCTGAGCCAGATGGAGCGCACTCCTCCGGGAGATACGAGTATGCCTTTCTTGCGCAGCTCGTTGGATACGCGTACTTGTCCCAAAGCCGGGTTGGCTATGGCCATCTGCACTACAGCCTGCTCTATGCGCTCCTCCACGCGGTTCTTTATCACCGGCTTTTTACGGGAAATCTCCTGCAGGGCCAGTTCTCCGCCCTGCTCGTACAGTTCCTTGAAACGATAAAAACTGTCACGGCTGTATCCCATAATCTTGCAGGCTCGTGACACGTTTCCCAACTGTTGGGACAGTTCAAGCAGTCCCAGTTTGTTCTTGATGACTTTTTCTGATGTGGTCATAACTTAATCTGCTTTTATGTTACAAATCTACTCTTTTTATGTGTAACTGTCAGATTAAGTCTTGACTAATTCATTTTATTGCATCTGTCGTTGGTAATTCCTAATTATCTACTCTCTGTTCAAATTCAATGTCCGCGGTCCGTCATAAAACACTTCATTATCGTAGTCTGTCGCTATCTTGATGGTGTCTCCTTTCTTAAAGAAACGACTTTTGGCGATATGCAGACGCATGACGTTCTCCTTACGCTCGGCCGACGACTGGTTGAGAGAGATCAGATGGGTACAGGGTCTTGCCAGTCCTTTCGCCTCGGAACAGTTATACTCGGTCAGCACATTCCGTTCGTCGTTGAGCCATTCCCTGTCTTCAATGGTGGACTGGTAAGTCACCACCATCCATACCTTCTCATCGGCTGCCAGGTCCTTGAGGTCATTGGCTACCGCAATGCGTTTGGCTCTTTCGTGGTCAGCTCCCCAAGCGCGTCGTGCAGCATCCGTCAGCAGATCCATGGAGTCGATGATGACGATGTCGGGATTATGACCCTTGAGTTTACGGTATTCCGAAATACCGTTTTTTATATCAAGAGTGGACACCTGTGCATTGAACCTGGGATAACTGCGCACAGTGATGCTGCCGGCATAGGAAGCTACAAGTTTTTCCAGATGCCTCATTTCCGTGTCGGAAATCTTACCCCGTTCGAAATAGTAGGCATTTTTGGAGATGAGTCCTCCGGAATAGGCATTCAGTGCCTCCTCTTCCGAACCCTCCAACTGAAAATGCAAAACATGAAGTCCGTCATCGATGTCTGCCCGTACCCCAATCCATTTGGCGATGTGGGATTTTCCGACTCCGGTGGAGGCCAGGAAACAGGTCAGTTGTCCCCGCAGGTTACGACCCGCATTCAGTGCATCCAGATAAGGGATATAGAACCGCGACACGCGTGGGGATGCCGAGCGCTCTTCCTCTTCCTCCCGACGCCTGTTCCGCTCGAAGCGTTCTGTGAACGTCTCGGCCACATCTACAAACGAGGTGTTCTTGAGCGTAAAACCTGCCAGCCATTCGGCATACTCTCGCAATGTCTTCTCGGCCTTGTCCTGCCTGTTTTCGTTGTACAGTTTTCCGACCTCGGCGTAGACAGCCTGCAAGCGTACCCCCTTGATGTACGACTCAAGCATATCGGTCATCACCTCGGCACTCTGCCCCTCGTCATACTCCCGGAAAGTGTCTATGAGTTCCACGGCATCATAATCTTCCTGAAACTTCTGCGCAAGAATCGCGTAAGACGGAGGAGTCTTGTAGGTCCTGAAATGGGCGGCAATGGCGTCCTGCACGCGCTGGAAGGCACGGTCGGGCAAGTATTCCTTCCTCATGTGCCTGGCCAGCACCGCGCAGAGCGCTTCCTGTCTCAATGCCGTGGCATAGAGTTCATACAGGAACTCGGCACTCAGTGGATTGGTCGTACTCATCGGCATTCCTCCTTTTCGTTCCATATTTCACAGCGCAACCGATAGAGTTCGGGGTATTGCGCCGCTGTCCGCAACCGACAAGGCGCCGCACGTCGGCATCTTCTACAAGAGGGAGAGAACGGCGTCCACAGCAGGGTCGAGTTCCCGCAGATGAGATACCCTGCCTCGGAGGAGAGCAACCTTCGTTTTGTAACCTCCTCATACTCGGGGAAGACAAAACGCGTGAAAGGATGCCTTTTTCTGCTCTCGGCCGAGGCATAAATGTCTGCTCTCGAAAACCCGAAACTTTTCAGCCATCTGTCCTCGTAAAAGCGCCGTTGTTTCCCCGTCTGGAGATACCTGCTCACGGCTTTCTGTCCGAAGGAGTGCGACACGTCCCAACGCTTGCGGTATGAAGCCTCAAATCCGGAGATGGCATAAACCTGGCAGATGCAGAAATCGGCCAGCCGTTCTCCACTGACCGTTATCACCTTTTTCTCCAGCCGGTCAAAACAGGCTTCCAGCAAACGCACGGACCTGCCACCTGCGGGGAAGGTGAAGTCGCCCCACAGCGTGTCCCGCACAAGCCGTTCGAAAACCCTGCGCGCACTCTCAGTCCATTCTTTTTTCTCCATCGCGCGTCAGAAGATTACGGAGTTGGTTCTTGGCCAGGAACAATCGGCTCTTGACCGTTTCTATGTTCTTGGACTGAAGCAATCCTTTGCGATGCAGAATATCGGTAATCTCACCGATTTTGTACCCGGCCTGCTGAAGCAGCAGTGGTTCCCGATAGATGGGCTTCAGACGCCGGAGCGCCCACAGGATATCATCGTTGTAATACTGTTCGTAGTTGTCGATGCCCAAACAGGTCTCCGACGGCTCGTCGTCATAAAGCAAGGTTGATTTCAACTCGCTGACATCGACGTTTTCGTCCGGAAGCAGCCGGTTTCTGTTCCGGTTGTTCAAGTCGGTCATCAGCCGCTGCGTCACGGCATATATCCACGTCTTCACCGGCCGACGCGGATCATAGCTGTCCATATACTTGAAGAAGTTGATCAGGGCTTCCTGATAGTTGTCCTCAACATCTTCCTGATTGAATGTATATTTGATGCAAATGCTGTATATCAGATTTTTGTGTGGCAGTACATACTTCCTCAACAGTTCTGCCCGTCTTATGGCCGATTCGTCACCTAATGACGGAATCACGCCCAACACATCTTTCTTATCCACACTTTCACTGACTGAAAAGGGGTGATACACAATCTCATGTCCTAATCTGTCAGCTTCCGGGAGCGTCAATTGAAAATCGGGCGGCCTCAGACGGCCGCCCGGAATCTGTGTTGTATTATCAAATCACAGGCGGTGCTTGCGGATGAAATAATAAAACAGGTGACAGGCATCCGCGGCATTGTCATCGACAGGGACTATCCCGTAGCGGTTCTTGCAGGCCGCAATCATCTCTTCCTTGGTAGCCCGTCCGTTTCCCGTAGCCCACTTCTTGAGAGTCGCCGGGTTGATGAACTCCGGCTCGGGAATATCGGTTTCATCACATACCTCCAGCAGCACGCCCCGCAGTTCGGCCAGGCGTCTCATATCATAGAAGTGCCTGTTCATGGCCACATCCTCTGCCACGATATACTTGATGCCGTGTTCTTTGATAAATGCCATAAGCGTTTCCCTGAAAGAACCGTGCATCTTGTTGTCGTTGCGTCTTCTGCTTTCGGTGAAGTTCCAGGTCCCGGCCCCATGCAGGGAGAAATACCCTGTATGGGCAGCAATGTCAAGTGCCAGTACCTGTTCCCTGACCATTTTATCATTCTCCGATTCTCGATTCGCCATTCTCTTTCGTGATTACAAGTTTATGGGGATAACCTTCGGCCACGTTCCCATGAGACACCACAAGGACAGTCCCACCCAAGGCATTAAGGGCTTCAAACATGGCAGCCAGGCCAGCTTCGTCTACCGCTTCAAGGATCTCGTCAAGCACCAGCATATCCAGTCCCTTGCCGTCCTCGCAGTTGCAGTTCACAAGTTTCTGCATGGCAAGGATGGTCGCCAGGTTGACACGCGCCGCCTCACCGGCCGAGAACTTCCCGAAGGAGCCGCAGTCCACACCGTCCCGGAGCAGCGAGATGGAAATTTTCTCCCGGATCTTCCCACTTTTCAGGACGGTATACCCGTCAAAGCGGATACGGATGTCACTGCCTATATTCTGCAGGAATTCGTTGGTGATACGGCTCAATGCCTCCACTTTGGAATTGGCAAGATACGTTTTGAACTGTACGAAGCGTTCCTTTTGCACAACCAGAGTGCGAACCTTCTCGTCCAGCGCGAGTTTCTGCCCGGCGACTGCCATGGAGCGCTTCTTCTCCTTTTCCAGACTCTCTTTCAAGGAGTGCAAGAGATCTTCCGGCGAGGTGTTTTCCATTTCGCGGATAGTGCTTTGCAGCGTGTCGATCGCACATTCCGCTGCGTGTATCTCTTCCGACGACTTACGGATCTCCCGCTTGATGGCATTCTGCCGCTCGTCAATGAGTCCGAAAACTTCGTCGAAGACTTTCCGGCGTATGCTTTCAATCTCATTCTGCAGTGCCGTGATGTCAGCCGTCGTCCGCCTGCGGCTGTAATCGGCTTCTTCGACGCTGCGGGTTGCGAGTCGGATCGCCCGCTCGTGTTCGGAAAGCCGCTGTTCCCAGCCGTTGCGCTCGCTTTCCATCGTGCGTTTGTCGTTTCCAAGCCGGGCTTGCTGAAGTTCTGCAGCATCGGTCTCTTTCTGCTGATTCTCGATACGGGAGATAACTTCCGACAGATTGCTTTGTCTTAATTTCAGTTCTTTCATTCCGGCCTGAATGTCAAATCCGGGTTCTGCCACCAGAAACTCATGTCCGCACCGAGGGCACGAAATAGATCCTGCCAGCTTGTTTGACAGTTCGTCAAAGCCTGCCGAAATGACCTTACGTTTGCGACGCAACTGTTCCATCCGTTCTGCAAGGTCTTTCAGGTCGGATTCCAGTTCCTGCTGTCTGCGGACAATCTCCCCGGAGCGGGTTTCATACAGCTCACAGAACGAGCCATATTCACTCTTGAAGCGGTTGTAAGCCGCCTCTTTTTCTTCACGCTCCTGTTCGGCCTTGACAAGCGCCGCATCAAGACTTGCGAGTTGCGCCCGGGCAATCAGTAAATCTTCCTTTCGGCTTTTTACTTTTTCTCTCCAGTCTGTTCTCCGGGCATCCGTGAACATCGGCATCCATTCATCGATGCGGTCCAAACATTCTTCCAGCGAGCTTTCGCCCGATTCCAGTTCCTGTAGAAGCTCATCGACACGCCGTATCTCCTCTGCCTGTTCCGTCGCGGTGGAGACAATGCCGTTCAGCCGGCGAATCTCTTCCCGGCGGGAGGTGATGGAAGACTCCAAAGCAGCCAGACGCTCGCGCTTGGAACGTAAATGAGCTTCACTTTCTTCTTCCTGCTTTCGGATTTGCTCGAACAGCATCTCCACACGTCCATCCACTCCGGCCAGTTCAAGAGTTACCTTTTGGCGTTCTTCCTCCAATGGCTCAATGTCCCCATCAACGTGCGCAATGGCCTCGTCAACAAGAATCCCGTTTGAGAAACGGTTGATGATCTCCTTCTTCTCTTTATCGGAAGAAGAGAGGAAGTCTTCATAACGATATTTGGATAAAATAAAGTTATTCAGAAGTTCTTCCCGGGTGATGCCCAGTTTATCCAGGATATAACGGTTATAGGCATCCACGGACGGCTGTACTGCCTCGTCCGTGTCCACCTCCTTGCCGTCCCGCCAGAGCGTGCAGGCTACTGTCGAGGAACCCTTACGGGGTATTCGCCGACGTATGAGAAACGCCTCCTTCATTCCGTCATTCACCAGATGCAGCGTGACCGTACATTCTTCCGCCGCATCATTGATAATCTCTTCCGTGCGTATCTTACGCAACGGGCTTCCGGTGATGCCGACTGCGATACACTCCAGCAGGGCCGATTTCCCTGCGCCGTTCGACTGCTGGGAATCATTGTCCCGGTTGTCGCCGAAAATCAGGGTTGTCACCCCTTGATGAAGTGTATAGTCCAGTTGGCGGAAGGCACACAGATTTTCGGCTTTTATGCTTGCTAATCTCCACATGGTCTTTCGATTTTTGATAAATATTCCAATCCGAGTTCCACCTCGTCAATCTGCTTTTCATGGCAGAACTCCTCGTAAGTCTCGCGGATGCGATGGCTGTCGAACTTTTCAAAAAGGGAGGACGACGCGGCTTCAGGCGAAAGCTCCTCGTCCGGGATAAGTTCCACCCGCGTAGCCCCCGCTTCCAGCAAAGCCGCCTTATCCACGCTTTTCATGGCCGCTTGGGGTGCATGAACGCGCACCTTCACCCTGTAACGTCCGGCAGCTTCAATTTCTCGAAGTTCGTCCATCAGGTGCAGCCCCGCACGTTCGGCCGTAACATCGAGTACCCGGTAACGGATATTGGCTCTGTTCTTGATGAACTCGTGCGAGCCGTCGGAATAAATAAGCGTATAACCCTTCTCCTCGTCTTCGCCGAAGTTATGTTGACGTGAAGAACCGATATACTCGATGCTCGTTTTGGGAATGATTGTCCGGTTGTGGTAATGTCCTACGAATACCTTGTCAAATCCGGCAAAGATTCCAGTGGGCAGTTCCTTCTCCGAGGGTTGAGAAAGTGCACCATTGATACCCTCATGGATATAAAGGAAGTTAAGGCGCCGAAGATCGAGTGCTGCCTCCCTGAGCCGGTCCAATCTGGAAGTGAAGGAGCCGTCCTCGGGAAAGTAACCCATCATGTGCAGCATGAACCGACAATCCTTGCCCACAGGCAACGATACGAACTCATCGCACACCAGCACATTGGGATGCTGGTCGAACACGTGGCAATATCCGCGTTCCGCTTCCTGGTTCACCTTGTCATGGTTCCCCTCGGCAAGGGTTATGTGAATGCCGTGTTCCGCAGCCGTAAGCAGGGCATCGTGTACGGCCAGCAGCACATCAAGGGTCTGCGCGGCCCTGGCAAAGAAAAGGTCACCTCCGATGGCAATCTCTTTGACATCCATCTTCCTGCAAATATCTAAGGCCTCCTGCCAGTTGGCCTTGAATGCAGGAATGTTGTCTTTGGAAACATGTATGTCATTCAGCAATAAAAGGCAGGGATAACGGTCTTGCATAAGCGTACTGGATTAGGACGGGAGGTATCTATCCTCCCGTCGGTGAATAAATCGTGTTACTTATGAAAGGTTATCTGCGCCTTCTGGGGCGTTCGGTTCTTTCCTCTTCGCGGACTCTCTCGGAAGTCTCCTCTTCTTCGGACTCTTCCGTTTCCGCAGGCTGGGGAGACGGTCCCTCTATTTCCTGTTCTATCAGTTCCAGCAGTTCGCGGTTGGTCGTAGAACGGGTAACGCGTACCGACAATCCTTCCTGTTCGATGTAGGCGCGAATCATGGCACGAAGTTCCTGTCCTTCCTCGGTCTTGTCGCCCAACGACTGGTCCTGGAGTTGTTCGTAACGGTCAAACAGATCGTCAAGGGCGAGGGCCGAACCTCCGTTCTGTTCGTTGTCCTTGTTCTCTTTGGAGCGACGGTCGAAGGAGAACGCTGAAGTGTCTTCCTTGGGCAGTTCGTCGGACAACGTCTGCACGGTCTGCTTCATCTCGTCCGTATCCATGAGATTCATGCCATAAAGCGCATCACACTGTTTGAGGAATTCTACGGTCGCCCCGAGATGATAACGAGTATAACGGTAGATGATTTCCGGGATGCGCGGCGCAGACATCAATACTGAAAGTTCTTCCCGGGTAAGCGGAACCGTATCGGACTCGTTGTCGATGGAGATGATGTATTCGGTCTTCGCTCCGTTCTTGCGTTTCTCGATCTCCACGGGATAGGCGTCATGCACGGACGAAATGGGGCAAGGATAGCTGGGGTTCTTGGAAAGTTTCTTGTTCCACAGTTTGAATTTGCGTTCGTCCAGATCCTTGAACTGGGCATGGGAAAGTGTCAGCATCTGGATGCCTTTGGCCCGTTCGTCAAGATTGAAAATATACAGACAATGTCCGTAGCTGTACTTGAGACCTCCGCCGAAAGAGCCTCCATCGATTTTCTCTGCCAGTTTCTCGTCACCGACATCCTTGGCCGCGGCCACAGCCATGCGACGATAAACATCAATCGGGTCGATGCTGTATCCTGCATCGGTAGCTCTGGTAACGGTCACATACATTTTCTGGGGTTTGTTCCCCGTTGTCGGTTTCTCCAACTCAAGCAGTAGCTGATGTACGGGGAACTCATAGCCCGGTCGTGACGGACTGCCGTCAGCATTGGGTGCGAGCGGAAGGATGCGTAAACGGTACACCCCGAACTTGTCCATGCGGAAAAATTCCGTGCGGGCAAAGGCTTTGTTTTCCTCCAAGGCGCGTTGCTGCGCCTCCTGGTACGACTCCTGACTTTTCAGGAACATTTCTTCAATCGACATACCATCCATGCCGGTTGTTTTGTCCAAATCTTCTTGCATTGTTCTAAAATTTATGGATTAAAAATGCCCGAAGCAGCGGCATGGATTATCCCTGCCGCCGGAATCTGGAACAGACGGACGGGTTCGGTTACACCGTCCGCATCAACTGATAAAATTGGGAGAAATGTCTCGCTGACCCTGCCTCCGGGATTGGAGGCTCATTTGACAAACTGAAAAGGTCTTGAATGACCTGCGTACAAAAATAAACAAAGTGCTCAAATAACCAATGAATGTAATTAGATGTTTTACATAAATGTAATTATCAATGGTTTACAAATTTGTTTTAGTCATATTCCTTATATTTTGCAGCAATCGTTCGCCTTTGGGCGAGTTCCTGGCTTCCTTGAGCAGCAGCTTCCTGTTCTGTTGGATGAAATACTCAATCTTGCGGCGACATATACCCTCGTAATAGGCCTTCCGCTGGGGAGTAAGCACCTTCCCCCGGCGACAGAAGAGCCCGTTCCGGCTGTACTCTTCCAGGTACCTCCGGAACTTGGGCTTTCTGTATGAGGCATCTTTCGAGGCTCGCGCCACCGATTCGATGACGTGCCAGTCCGGTTCGAAGACAGATTGTGTGCAACATAACTTTTTCAACACGAAGTAGACCACCGGCATTTCATAGCGGAGCATGAACCCGATCCGCGTCTGCTCGAAGGGGAACCGTTTAAGCGTCCCCTTCGGCCTTCCTTCTTCGGGTTTTCGGGGCTTCGGGGAGCTGACTGCCCGCGTCTGCCTGTGCCTTTTCTTCTTTCCTGCTTTCATCCTGTTTAACTTGACCGGTTGCTTGTTCTGCCGCCGGCATCCGCCGTTCGGCGATTCTTCTGCGACTTTCTATGTCGCGGGTTACATTGATTCGTTTCATCAGACAAAGTATGTAAAGTTAAGTTCGACATCGACGTTATACATGCCGCTTTCAAATAGTTGTACTTTCCGGGAACCTCCATAGATAGTGAAGGTCGATCCTCGGTTATACTTGTGGTCGTCATTCCAGTTGGCGGCCGTACATCGTACACTGTATTTCGGAGGTTGAATTTTGTTGGGAATGAGAGCAATAATGCCTCCCCAGTTGCTTCCGTCCCGGCGAGCTGTATTGATATACCCCTGAATAGACACAATATTCCCGATCTGGCGGACAAAGAAGCCGCGGGTATCCGTACCGGAACCGCTGTTCTCCATCTGCAGCCATCCCGTATCGGCGAGCAACGGCTGGTAGTCATCGGCATATGCGGCCCCGAGAGTACGGCATACCTGCCGTTTGGCTTCCACCGTGGTCAGCAGCAGATCCGTCAGCTTGCTGTCCCGTCGCAAATAGTCCTTGACCACCTCATCCTTGGAAAGTAGGTTCAGTTTCTCCCGGAGCAGTTGCAGAGCCTGTTCCGTGTTCTTGCCCTGAGAGACAAGATAGGTAATATAGTCCTGAAATAATGACTCCACTTTGGCAAAGCGACTGTCCTGTTGGACTTTCGTGTACAGGTTCAGATTGGCCGCCACCGTGTTCTGCTCCGAGGCGTTATAACCGGAAAGCAGGCGTTCTGCCTTGGCCTTCAGTTCCTTTGCCACAGCTGAAACCAAGGCATATCCTTCTACCTGGGAGTGGAACTTCTGCTCGTCGTCAACATAGGCGAAAGCCCCAGTCGTGATGGCTTGAAGCTTGTCGCGCAACTCGGCCGTGAAGATCACACCCGAATAGGCCGAGTCCGTGCCGAGTTTTCCCGCCAGCAGATTGTCAATTTCGGAAATGGAATATACATCGAGATTTTTCCGGGCTTTCCCTTTGTCCTGCACGTCCGAGAGATTCGAAGCCTTGGCCAACTTCAAGTCTCCCGTCCCTTTCTTTTCCGCATCCAGCGTATCCCGGACGGCGGCCTGCTTCCCGGCCTTGAGAGCCGCAGCCTCTTCGGGAGAGAGGCCGTTTACCTCCTCGGCTGAAAGGTAGACAAGTTCCTTGAGACCTTCCGTAATTTTCAGGAAAACCGTACCTGCCTCCGCCTTGGAGTAGACCTCCAGGTTCTTGCGGGCAGCAGCCTTGTCCATCACATCAAGCAGGTTCTCGTTCGCGGAGAGCTTCATTTTCAGCGCTTCGGCAACGGCCGCCGAAGTGACGTAGCCCGCGCCGCCTTCGGTCAACTCTCCGGTCGTGATGGCCTCCAGTTTCTTTCGGAAATCCGTTGTAAAATCCTCCGTGGAAAGCTGCTTTCCCTTGACCGCATCTACCTTGCCCGCCAGCGCGGAAGTAAAGGCGGTCTGGGAAACATAAATATCCCCAACGGCCTTCCCGTTGATTTTCAATGTCCCGTTCACATCTACGGCGCCGAAGGGATAAAGAACTATGTCTCCCAGCGTATTGCGGACAATAAAGCGGAATGAGTCTGTGGTATCATAGCCGAGCGAGGCAATATCCGCCGAAGCGCTGTCTTTCCAGAAGACCAGATTGACAAGGCGCATATTATCTTTCGTGTAGGCCGTATTGCGGATTTCCACACCACGTCCCGCACTGCTTACTGTAAGCAGTCCTCCGACAGTCGTGGAGGCATCCCTACCGGAAACAAGTAGAAGGGGTACTCCGCAGGCTTTACCGTCATGTACGGCAAAATCACGGTATTTCGTACCACCGCCCTCTTTTCCCCAATAGTTGACCCGCACGCACCCGTTGTCGGTTGCATCGGCCGTGTTGTACAGATCATATCCCTTGATGCGTAATGCTCCGACACGAGTATCATCAGCCGTAGAACATGCGTACACCAGTCCGTTTTCCGTGATACGGGCTAGCTCCTTTTCCTGTTTCATGAAGCTGAACGAGCCATCGGTGCGGATGACAATCTCATTGACCAGCAACCCGTTCAGGTATGCCCCCACGGAAGCATTTCCGTCCGTGCGGACAATTCCCCTGAGCATGTAACCGTTTTCACCGCTGACCGACACGGCGGTCTTGGAGACGATCTCTTTCTGCCCGGTAAGTGTCCCGGCAAGCACCAGGTCTTTTTTGACAGTCTGACGTGAGAATGGCGTGTCGAGTAATACGGCGTATCTGCCGAAGAATTTGTCGATAAAGCGAGGGGCATAGTCCTGTGTCACTTCAATCGCTACGGGAATCTTCCCCATAACGGTATCCGGCACATCGGGGACACTGCGGCCACCGACGCACAAGTAGCAGGTGCGTCCGCGCTTGTTCACGTCGTTGGCATAGACAACAGATTCGTGGCGGTTGGTTTCGTAGATGTAATATGGGTATACGGCATCAGTACATCCTTCAAAATAGCGGACTTTACCGCCGAGCCACACATAGCCCGGAGAAATCACGGCACCGTCAACCATACAGCCGGAAATGATGAAGTCGGAGCACCCGTCGAAGATGGCACTCATGCTCAACGCCAGTTCCTGAAGGTTCAGGATGTCATCCGAATAGGTATATCGTCCGCCGGTTTCGGCAACATATTCTTTCATGGGGTCGTATTCTTGTTGGGTTGATATTCTTCCTTGTCTATCTTGATCAAGTACGTCTTTCCGGCCAGTTTGTAAGTGTTGACCACATAGGAAAGCATATAGACCAGATCCTGGTGCGTAATGTTTACCGCAGGGACGCAGACCACAAAACTGACCTTGTTGATGAGCTTTTCCTCGACAAGCCGATAAAAGGGTCTGGGGCGTTCCGTTTCATCTGCCACCTGTATCTCTTCTCCGTTGTACCAGACAGTATAAGGCCGTTGGTATTCGGCATCTTCATGATAGAGATCCACACCGAGGCTTTCGCTCTCACTGATGAATATACGATCCTTTGGGTCGCAGATGTATTTCCCGAAACGGTAGTTCAGAAACCATTCGAAATAGATGACCTGAGAGGTCATCCGTGCTTCGATATGCCGTTCACGGGCAAAGACGCGGAAACGTTCGTTCAGGCTTTGCAGCGGATAGAGACAGCTCTGCACGAACAGGATGAACCGCCTGCCGGAGAGGTAATGGGGCATGAGGCTGTTGACCAGCCTGTCTACGGGCAGCTTATATCTCATGGTTCTCTATTTTCAGAATAATGGCCTCCCGGAAGGTGGGCAGATCCTGTTCCTCTTCTTTTCCCGAAGACTCCTTCAGGTATCCGGAGGAGGTGTAAGTCATGCGGTTCACCTTCTGCATGGGCTGTATCTTGCCGTCCGTATCATGGCTGGCAATGAAAACTCCTTGTTCGGGAATTGCATCGCTGTCAATATGAACATCGGTAACATGCTCGGCGCGGCGTATGGCATCCGTCAAACGGGATACATAGACCGCAGCGTCAAACTCGATATTCATGACATACTCCTTGAGCTGCGACTCAATGGCATCATACATCTCCGACTCAGGCACAGCCCCGTCATAGAATACTGTCAGCCGGGGAACCAATACATCACCTTTGGTGGAGATGACCTCGATGCGTGTCCCTGCGAATTTCAATTTGTTGATGTATGCGGTAATGGGGACAAGTTCTTCGGCTGGAATGGCCTCCAGATTTCCCTTGGAACCAGTGGCGATTTTCAGAATCAGTTTATTGTCCAGATTGCTGTCGTCCGTACTCTCGGAATAGGAAACCTGCGTAATGATCCGTTTGGTCTCGTCCACCTGGGCATAGCCGAAGGCCAGTCCGTCCTCGCGGACAACAAGCTCGTCTCCCTGCTGGTATTGCAGCAAGGCATTGGCGTAATAGTTGGGAGTACCATTAATCCGTTCGTTGATTGCCTCGGAGATATCCACGGCAAAAACGTCTAATAGAGTCTCAAAACTGTATATGACGGCGGCGACAACCCAGAGAATACCGTTCATCACCGAGAGCTTGGAATCACTGGCGAATTCCGACAACTCCATCCGCTTGTCACGTTCCTTGACCGCTTCGTTGTATATTTCCTTAATGGTCCTGCTCATGACTCTACCGTATAGATTTTATCTTCAATAATGAATTTCCACGGGCCGCCTTCGTTCCAACTCTCCTCGTGAAGGATAACCCAGATACATTCCATGCCGGATGCGGGGAGATAACGGGCCGTTTCCGAATCTCTGTCCGGCTCTTGATAGATACCGGAAGGTGCCACCGGAAGGGTGACCGTGCAATTTCTGCGGTTTCCGTATCGATTCACGATTTCGTACAGAAAAGCATCTTCCACGTCTGGTTTCAGGTGACCTCCTCCCATATCCAGTGTCATCAGTTCCCGGCATCCGGCAAGAGGCGTGAGATCTGCCGTGGTTATTCCGGAAAGCCTCAGGGAATAAGTACCGTCCAACAGACGGAGTCCCTCCAGACTGACAGAAGCATTCTGCAGAGTCAGTTCCTCGACACGGAGAGGGTGAAACAAGAATATGGAATCCGGTTGCAGTCCGCTCCAGTCCAATGTCCTGAATTCCGCGCGGGAATACCACCTAATCCGGCGTGTTCCCCTGATGGTATTGTTAAACGTATGGTTCAGATGCAGCCGCGCATTCCTCAATTCAATTTTCTCAATCTCACTGTTGTCTCCCCAGTCAATTTCCAGGGAGCCCGTTCCCGAGGCTGTACACGACACGTTCAAGACGACTGCCGGAAGGTGGAATTCCACGGAAAGTTGCCCCTCGGGATATTTGGGATATACATGATGCTCCCCGTTTGCCGGAACAATACTCCGTGCGGCATTGTAGGCGACAACGTCGGCATCGATGACAAAGTCGTCGGTGTAGACCAACTCCTGTCCGACAGTCAGCACCGTGGCAAGCGACAAATCCGGGTTGTTCATCATCAGATCCACAATCCCTTCGATGCTCCCGTACAGGTGAAGGGCCACATCGAAAATGTTCTGTCCGGCAATAACGCGATACCTACCCATTGCTGTCCTCCTTTTCTTCCGTTTCCAGAAGCAGTTCTCCCGTTGCCGAATCCATATAGGCGTTGCGGATAATCATCCGGTCGTTCTGGAATTCAGACTGCAATTTGGCGGCAAGGCCGTTGTTTTCAAGATTGGAATGCAGAAAATCGATAAGTCCGACACCCGTGGTCGGGTGCTGGTAAAGATTGCCTGCCGCAGCTTTCAACAAGAACGCCTCATTTTGTGCTTTTGCCCGGCCGATCTCAAAATCCGTCTCTTCGCCGCTGTAAAGTGTCAGGTAACCATCCCGAAGGAGGAGGTTGAAGACACCGTTTCCATTAAGCTCGCAGTAGGCCGACAGGCTGACATCCGAGTTTGCACCGTTTTGTTCGACGACTACCGGATACCAGCATTTGCCGGTGACCGCATTTCGGAGGTATTCAGTTCCGCCTGAGCCGCTCTCAATGACAAAACGGACCATCAGACGTCGTGTGTCGGGGGTATAGGGAATCACGACATGGATTCCCCGGCTATCATTGTACGCTGCAACAAAGCCTTGCGGGACAACAATCTCCGCATACCGGAAAGAATCGTTGTCAGCATTCTCGACCGCCGGGAGCAGCCGGAAATCATAGAAGGTCTTTCCGGCGATGTGTCCAGAGGTCTCAACCTCCCCATAGTATGCGTCCATGATGATGTCTTGTCTTGCCATATAATAAAAGCCCGGCCGTGAAGAGTACGACCGGGCACTCTTTACAAAAGAGTAGCGCTAACCCTTGCCTTAGGTTTAGGAGCTTGCAATTTCATTATATACAGCCTCCACGGTAGCCCACATGTCATCCGGCAGTTCCTCGTCCGAAATCCGTTCACAGGCCTTTTTCAGGTAGTCCATCTCCTCTTTGGAGAACTCCACAAGCAAAGGGCGCTCCTTTTCCACATCCCATTCGATACGCTTGTCCTCCGCGTTTTCCCGGAGATTGATTTCCTGGCGCTCGTCATCACTGATGGCTATCTTGCGCAGAATTTCCTTCTTGAGATTGAATTCCTTGAAATTGCCGCGTGCCGGAAGGAAAGACGGCAGGTAGAGGCGATCCTTGATTGTCAGTTCCATAATTTTTATGCTTGATGGTTTGTTGAATCATCAGAAAGTTGGGCCGCTTTCGCCGCCACCTCCTGGAGGATGGTCCCGATACATTCCGCAGCATCGGCAAGGTATTGTGCCATGTCGCTGCTATAAGGCAGGTTGGCCGTCATACTGCCGCGATCATAGAAGATACTTCCGATTGCCGCCGGCTGTTTCTCTTCCTCGACGTTTTTGTACACGGTAATCTGCACGCGTTCCAGCACGCCGTCCGTAATGTTGTACTCCAGATTGTATTTCCCGCTTTCGCTGGTGGCCTCCGCCATTTTGGTAATGATGGTGTTCGTAACTTTCATTTCATCCATAGTTCCTGCATTTTTATAAAGTATAGTCCGTTTCCGGTTTCCAGGTTTTGATGAACCTGTTATTTCCAATCGCCCGTACTTGCGACCATGAAGTTGAATGAGCCGTCATTTCGAGTAGAATCATCCTGCGTATAGACGTCGAAATAGTAGCTGTAGGTCGCTTTCAGAGTTGCGTAAATTGAGGCATTCTCCAGCGTGGAAAAGATGCCGCTCAGGAATACCGTATAATAGCCGGAAAGTCCCCAGCTACTGGGCATGTAAACCCTGTACTGACCTTTTCCAAGGCGGGAGACGGATATGGTGGAGCCATCGAATGTCCGGTACTTGACCGAGATGCTGCTCGTAGAGGATACGGTAACGGTCCCCATCACAAGAAACTTGCACACCGAACCGTATTTCTTGGTGGTCATGATGTCCAGACGGTTCACGACAATCCATCCGAAGAAAGTCGCATTGTCTCCGTAGCCGAGCAGTTCAATCACCTCCCGCGAAAAACTGATGGTAGATTTGGCGATGCCGTCCTCGTAAAAATATTTTCCGCTGGGAGCCGTAATACTCATGGTTCCGACCGTGGTGCTGGACCCCCATTTGTAATTGACCAGGCAGACACGTCGGCCACTCTGTTCCAGGGTCCAAGGCAGCGGTATGTCCTCATCCCACGAGCCTCGTATGGCTACTACGTTATTGTATTTGTTCAGGTTCAGTTGCGGGTCTGTGCCACCAATATATATGGAACTGTCACTTAGAATAAAGGCATTGCGAATCGTACCGATAACCTCCACATCCTTAAAGGTGCCTTTCTGCGCCGTGATATTGCCGTTGGCATCCCACTTGAAATTGCCGTTGGCGACAAAGCCGGAGCCATCATTGGCAAAGGAGATCTTGCCGGTTCCGAAAATGGCTGACCCGTCAGTCTTCAGGGCCCAGTAGTTCTTTCCCGTGGAAGGATTGTCGTGGTAGATATAACCCGAACCTCCTATGACAATACGATGCCCCGAGGAAGGCGCGGATGCCGTCAGGGAACTGGTGCCAAGCACCCAGCCACCAATCTTGCCCGCCACAGCCGTGATGCCCGTGCGGTCGAGCGTCACCTTGACATTGTTGTTGGCATCCCGAACCGAAATACTGCCGTTATAGGTACTGCCGCCCACGACAAGCGCGCTGTCCACGAGCACCTGATTGGCTCGAACCGTCCCGGTATAGATGCCGTTGGCATCGATGGTGGTCGTGTACTTCTCCGATGATGTCAGGTCAAAGACCGTAGCATATGCCACATACCAGACAACAGGAGCCGAGGAGGTCCCCTGAGTCCCATCCACATAAAAGAAATGGGTGCTCGAAAATCCCGATGTGCCACATACGACCTTATAGATGTATTCCTGCCAGTCGCCTGTACCGGCGGTATCCGTAAGCCAGCGGCTTGACCCGTCGCTCCCGATGCTGTTGGAGGCCCAGCAAAGGTTGCGCCCCTGGGGAATCTTTGCAATGATACGGGCAATCAACACCTTCCTGTAACTGCAGGTTGTTCCGAAGCCGAATCCCCCGTTGCCGGGCGAGGCCGTTCCGTTGGTCTGAATTTTCAGTACATACTTGCTGTCGTTGGGAGCCGTACTGTCCTGCACCCGGGTGATGACGACCATGCCATTGTTGGAATTATTGTAAACTGCCACGGAGTTATTACCTTCCCAAAAGGTCGGATCCCGGTAAAGCATCTTCCCGAAAGCCATGGCCGAAGCCAGTTCCTTCGCGTTGGTAATGCCGGTAGTCCACTGGGCGGATACGGAAGCGGCAAAGGTCACCGTGCCGGAAGCATTCCAGGACACATTCCCGGAAGCGATCTGGCCGGAGCCGTCGTTGTTGAGCTTCCACTTGGTGCCATTGGTGATTGATCCGTCAGCACTCAGGGAGATGTTGTTTTTCCAGATATGATTGTGGTCAAAAGCCCAGCCCGCAATGCGGTTATACACCTCCTTGGAACCGCTCTTGGTATAGTTGGCTGAGAGGCAGAAATACTCCAGCCCGTCCCAGGACATCATCTGCAAACCGATAAATCCGGTCTTGACCGTACTTCCGGATGCAGCAACCTGTCCCATGACAATGTGCCCGGCGTTGCTGTTCTGATACCATGTAAACGTGATGCCGAGTGGCTTATAGGCTCCGGTATACCAGTAACCGCTGCCTGTTGATGAAGAACGAATTTGCAGGGGAACGACACCCGCGACACCGATGCTTCCGGCATTCATGCTGTCGCCGGTGATAGTGAACCCTCCGATTATCCCCTGTGTGAAGGTGCAGCTCAAACCGTTGATATAAGAGGTGTTGATGATGTTTGCCTTAATACTGGCGGCATCAAGTTTGGTGGCGTTGATGCTCCCGGCGGCAATACGGTCAGCCGAAAGAGTACCGCTCTGGATACTTGAGGCGCTGATGTTGACAGCATTGACCTGTGCCGCGGTTAGCGTTCCCGTGTAAATTCCCGTAGAACCGATATAGGTCAGCGGGTGTGCCGTAAGCGTGCTGTCATTGTCCTGGGCCAAGGTGATGAACCGTTTTCTGCGGATTTCATCCTCCACAGCCGCAGTAAGAGTGCGGGGTGCGGGCGCATAGGCCATGGTGCTGCCGCTCTGGAAGATTAAATCGCTGGAATAGGCAATCTGCGGAGCTGCAGGAATGGGCGAAGGACTCATGTGGGTACTCTCTATCGGCTGATCGGAATAGAGATGGTATACGGCTCCCGTGGTCCCTCCGCCTCGCAGGAACAGGGCAAACATACAGTAGTTCCCGCAATGGACCGCACCGGCGAACATCCGGCAGTAACATTCCGACAACTCATAAATCTCCCAGGAATAGGAGGCTCCGCCCCAACCACCGAAGTTCGTCTTGACGAGCAGGATCAGTCCGCCCTTGTGGGTTGCCGTGTTCCAACTGTCGGGAGCCTGCTCGCTGTAGTCTCTGCGCACCAGGATATCCCTTTTGACGGTCTGATCTCCACCTTTGAAAACAACCGGATAGTATTTGTCCGCGTCTCCATTGATTATGATTTTCTTGTAATAACGGTACCCGTAGTTGGTACTTTTGGCCGCTTCGATGTCATTTTTCCAATTCAGGGCTACCGCCGAGGAAAACGTAACAGTCCCGGCCGCATTCCATGAAATGTTGCCTGATGCAATCTGTCCCGAACCATCGTTGTTGAGCTTCCACTTTGTACCGTTGGTGATTGAGCCGTCACTGCCCAACGAAACATTGCCTTTGCTGATGGCTCCGGTTGCTATCACCCATCCGCCGATTTTGTTTGAGGCTCCTAGGCTGACAATGCAGTTGCCGGAAGCATCTGTTGCCCACAACCCAAAATCGGTATCGCTATTATAGTATAACTGGACCCGCTGACCACTGGTTGGGCTTGAACTGGCTCCATAGACGGCAATACGTTTGCTGCCACTGTCTATGGCCACATGGGAGGCAGTGATGGAACTGGTGCCGATAGTCCATCCCCCGATTTTGCCTTGCGTGAACGTACAGCTCAGGCCGTTGATATAGGAGGCGTTGATGATATTGGCCTTAATGCTGGCGGCATCGAGCTTGGAAGAGTTGATGCTGCCGGCCGCAATCCGGTCCGCGGAAATCGTACCGGCCGTAATCTGCGAGGCGTTGATACTGCCGGTATATACGCCGCTGCCGGAGATATAGGTGCTTCGCTTACCATCGATACAGATACCTTGAGGAATACCTCCGACAATCGTGGTGGAAAGTTCTGCGTATGGTTCCGACGCTTCAGCGCCAAACAAACTCAGCAGGCCATTATTCTTGCCTATACCAGGAATGCCCACAAAAGCGTAAGGGGCGCGCAGGTCAGTGACCGTATAGTCGGAGCCGCCGCAGCGCTGGATGGCCGTATTCAGTGTGGCGTTGATACGGATGGCATCATAAGAGGTCAGAATCACAATCTTGTCCGATGCAAGGGCATTCAGGTCAGTAGCCAGCGTATTGCAGTTCGCATCGCTGCCGTACACGTCATAAGTCTTGCTGGAAAGGACGGCAAGAGTGTCCCTGTTGATGACCAGAAGATTCAGGCCCCGGCCTGTGTCGTTGAGTATGGCCTTGCCATTTAACTCAACCAGACGGTTGGCGCTGTGATTCATACCCGTACCGCGTACATGCAGTCTCCCTTTGGCGGCAGCCGTATCGGCGGCATTGGTCCAGTTCAAGGCTACGGAGGCTCCGAACGTGACATTTCCGGCTGCGTCCCAGGCAATATTTCCTCCAGCCACGGCCCCCGCACCCGTGGCATCCAGCTTCCACTTGTAGCCACGGATTCCCGCAGAACCGATAGTAATGCTTCCGGAAGCAGCCGCATAACCTCCCGAGGTATTGTTTTTGGTACCACGGTAAATCGAATCGCTGTCAATATTCCAACCTCCGATTTTTCCGCGGATAACGTTCAATGTCAATGCCTCGATGTTGGAAGCCGTGACAAGAACCGATTTCAGGGCCGCCGTATCAAGACGGTCTGTAGCAATTATCCCGGCAGTAATCTGGGAGGCGTTAATCTGTATGGCTTGTACGGTATTGGCCGAAAGCGTGCCCGTGAAGATGCCGCTTTTGTCAATATAGGTCAGTTTCGTGGCCCAGCCCTCCGTGTTGGCTTGGCTGGTGATGGCATCCGCCACACTGCGGGCATCCGTACCCGCCTTTTTTGCATCGGCAATGCGGCTGGCCAGATCTTCGGGGGCTCGGCTCCAGTCCGCGGCTTTGGAACCCTCCACCAGCATGGGGAGCGCACACCAGAAAGTAGCGGCCACAGAGAACCCGAACAGGACCACAGCCGAGGTCGGCGTGATGTTCTCAATGGTGATGCGCTGCCAGGAAGTGGTAACGGTTTTGGACTGTATGCCCGTCCCTCCAATACGGATTTTCAGGGTGCCGGCGACACTGGCCTTGACATACATCGAGAAGGATGCCGGCGTGCAGATTTTACTTCCGATAGCCGTGAAATAGGTGCGTTGGGTGTTTGCGTTCGCATCCGTGCAGGCCGTTGTCTGCACGACTTTCAAGGTGTTGTATCCGCTGTAAAGATTTACAGAATCGATGGATACCGTTGTGCCGTCCGTAGAAACACCCGAGAGCGCCTCCTCGAAAGCACTGTTGCGGATGTAGTTGCGGATACCGATGCGGAGAGCATTCACCTTGTCCGTAGCATCGGAGGCGGCAGCACTGATGGCTTCATTTTTGGCCTGGCTGATGGCGTTTGTCCAGTTCAGGCTCACACCGGCCCCGAATTCTATCTTACCGGTGGAAGCGTTGTATTTTACAATCTCGTCGCCATATCCAAGCTGCACGTTACCTCCGTTATCCACCGCAAACGTCTTGTAGCCGTCCTTGAATCCGTATACGCCCGTTACCGTCTCGGTGGTGATGGTGCCCGACGCGGTTTTCGTCGAAAGAGGGAAAATACCGATGGCAACACCGGAAATCGTGCCGTCGCTGTTCTTTGTTCCTGCGAATATTTTGGGGGTGATGACCGTATTGCTGTCAATCACGGTCTTCTGGCTGTTCCAGTCTTTCACCCAGTCCAGCAGGTTGGCGTCCGCACCTGCGCTGCCGGGGGCCCCCGCACGCGCCTTGCTCCACGAGAAAGAGAGCGTATAGGTTACGCCCGAGATGACCACGGGAATACTGATTGTCCCATGCTCTGCCAGAGTTGTGGTATTGGCCGCCACGGCAAAGGTGACACTCTTGCGGGTATTGTCCACCGTCACAGCGGAAAAACCGGCGGGCTTGCTGACCGTTCCAAGGGTGAAAGCGGTGAAATCATTGTCTCCCAGCGACACCCGTATCATGGAGGTTACAGAGACTGCCGAAAGGATCTTCCCGTTCTGGTCGGCGGGGAATACATATTCAGACAAGGATTGGGTGATTGTGTATCCGTCTTTCTGTACAGTAATTGTCGCCTGACCTCGGGCAACCAGTGTCTTTGCCATAAACTCTTTATCGTAAGAATAGATGAAAAAAAATGTGGCGGGTTTTAATCCCGCCACAACCAAACCAATTTATAAGATATAACCAGAGGCAAACATACGGTTGCTGTCCTATTTTGATACTTCACACATGAGTACGCCCTTCCCGGTAACGTCGGTCCGGGCGACCGTAATGGATTTACCATTATAAGTCTTGGTAACAGAGGTGCCGGCGGCATTCCACAACTTCCAGGTGTAGGTGTAGTCCGAGCCCTCTTCGTCAAGTTCTTCCCCGTTGCGGTACAGGACGGCACGCACATCCACATCGTTGGAGTTGTTTTTGATGGTAAAACCCTTCTGGCTGACCAGATCCACCGTGATGGGGTCGGACATATCGGTGAAAGAGATGATGTCACAAACCACCTTGTTGGCGGATGCGTTGCCGGTAGAGGTGTCGGTGTCCTTGATGGCACATTTGAACGTCTCGAAATTCAGTACGGCATCGGCCGTAATGGTGATTTCATTGGTCGTCCAACCCGCAGTGACACCACGAGGATTGGAAGAGGTAAGACAGGCCCAGCCTGCACCGAGCATCGAATTGTAGTAAGGGCACGACACCTTGGCACCGCTCTCGGCGGCGGCACTCAGCGTGGAGGTCAGGGTCACAATCTTGGAGGGGGTGTTGACCGAGGAAATGGTATATTGTGCCGAACCGATGGTGATTTTACCGCCCGCCTCCATATTGGCTACCGATGCTACGGTGATGGTGGATGCCCCGGAATCGGCCTTTGCAGTCAACGTGGTGTCAGCAAAGACGGCGGAATCCTTGATGCCCCAGGCGTAGGTCACGTTCGTCGTGTCTATCGTGGCACCGCGCCAAAGGTCGCAGTGTGCCTTGAGCGTCGGGACTTCGTCGTTCTTGAAAACCACTCCGTCCGGAGCATATGCCACAGCCACGATGGTGGCTCCGGCACTCAGGTGCTGGGTGAACTGTATTTCCGCGCGGAACGGTATCTCCAACCCATTGGCATCGATATATATCGCTTCAAACGCGTACCGTACCTGCGGGTCGGAGACGCTCATGTGATTCGCCTTTATTGTCAACGCATATTTGGCGGAAGAGGCGCCGATGGTACAAGAATCCTGTCCTGAGGTGATGGCCGTGCCGTTCTTGTACCACTTGGCCGTACCGCTCTTGATACCGGGGGTAAGGCTGGAGGCATTGCCCACGGAGGTTATCTGATCGACCGATGCCTTTCCGCTGACATAGAGCGAAGGAGTGAGTATCAGATAGGGAGAGGCCGCCCACGAGGGTGCGTAGGTGTTCGTGTCCTTGTTGAAGACCTGAGTGAGGGGCTGGGACGAACCGATGAACGCCTGTAAGGAGATGGCGTCGTTCTGGTCGATGATCGTTACTTGCCCGCGTGCTATTTTCAATGCCATAATTCTGTTATTCTATTTTGTTCGATATGGTTACCTCGCAATCAAACACGGCCTTGCGCCAAACATCATCTCCGCTGATTTCCAGTTCGCGGCCTTCATGCTGTCCGCAGTTCCAGAGCGCATCGGCCTGAGAATCCGAACTGACACGTGTCCAATGAAAATTACCGTCCGGAATCTGCTCCGTTATCTCTTCACCACCACGGTAGACCCGGGCCCGGAGAGTCGTGGATACAATTCCGTTACGAAAGGTTGTGCCATTTTCGGACTCTACATAAACAGTATAGGATGAATCCCCGTCGTAAAGTTTGAAGAAAGTGTGGGTGGCACAGATTTTTTCTGTTCCGACGGTTGCCGTGTACCGCAGGGTAAGCGTATCACGCCCTTCCCATCCGTGAAAAGCAGGAGCCATCTCGAACAGGGAACTGCGATTGCCGGCATCTTTCCATGCGCCGTCGGAAGCAAGATATTCCCACAGTCTGCTTTCCGGTTCGAAATTGTATTCCACGACAACCAGAGCTATCTGTGCGGGTTCTACAACAGGTGTCAGTGCATCGGAATAATGGAAGGCACTGCCTCCGGTCAGTGATACCGAGCGGGGTTTAAGCAATTCCTGAGTCTCTTCATCGAAATCCTCCCAACGGATAGTTACGCCTCTGAGTTCTATGGTGTCTCGCGTCCATTTGAAACGACCACCGGCGAAATGTCCCGTTCCATCGGGGTTGATGACAAACGAACCATCACGGGAGACTATTGAACCGTCTTCATTCAGGCTCAACAACGGATGCTGGATTGTTCCGCCGATTCCGCCCCGGTTGAACCAGGCTCCGTAGTCGTCGGTATCGTTCAGAACCTCATCGGTGGCCTGATACGGAGAGGCCGTAGTTCCCAGCTCCAACTGTGGCGCAGAGAGCAAGACGGGAAACGATGTGGACAAGACTATACTCAACTGAGGATTGTCCGAGGGGCGGAGCAGAAACGACATCTTGTGTCGTATCCATCCGTCAGCCGGGACTACTTCCAACGACACCAACAGATGTTCATCCTGATAAAACCGTATGGTTCCGGCTTCATCCGGGCGAATCCAGAGCGAGAAACAGCAGGGCTGTCCCAGATGGGCGGAACGCCATTCCCCGCTTTGGGCATAGAGCGAACTGTCGGTTTCAACCAACATGCAACGACCGATACCGGCCGGGGAAGCCTCTTCTACCTGCCGTGAACCGGAGAATGCACAAGAAAGGCTGTTCGGCAAGACATTTTTATGTATCCTGCCCACATAAAAGGTTGAACTGAAACCGTGTTCGTCGCCAGCCGTCAATGTTCCAGCGATATTGACATTGCGGGTAGCATAAAGATTCTGGAAGTAAGCGCCGTACCCATCCAGAAGACCGAATACAGGATCCACGATGCCGGAGAGCTTGCCTACGCGACCTTTGGTGGCTCCGGTAAAGCCCGAAACGGAAGAAAGGCGGACAATATTCAGATCGGCCACTTCGCACCAATTCCCGACTTTGTCAAGCAGGGTGCGGCAGTCCATGACCAGACTGCGGCTGTAGCGTCCGGGATATTCCACCGTGCAGACCCACAACTTGAATTCCCAATCCGACGACACGGTAACAGTCCCCTGTGCATCATACTTCTCTCCGTTCGTGTAACCGAATTTGAGCGCCATGCTGCCTGTACCGGCTGAAGCGCGCGCACGAAAAGAGACCAGCAGACGTTCGGGGTGGTCCACGTTTTCTTCCAGTGTCTGTTTCAGTCCTCGGGTTCCATCTACTGCCGTAAGGCAGGTCATACGCATGATACGCTCTGCACCCGGGGCGGATGCCCGGTATTCAGCCGCAATCCCTTCACCGAAAACGGCGTATTTCGTTTTATCGGGAATATCCACCGTTCCCCCGTCCTGAACAGGAAAGCATAGAGAGCGCTCGGTTGCCATTCCGTCAATGACATCCATGTACGGAGCCTGATCGTCGGTTGCCGTAAGGTAGAGCGCTCCGCTGCGTGAAAGGTCACAAAGACTCGTCAAACGCACAAAATCCAGTAATTCTCCGCTGCACGGTTCGTCTCCATCGAGCAAGGCTCCGACAAAATAAGGAGAGTCCTTGCCCGAAATAACATCCACGCCGCTTTCCAGCACCGCCATCAGGGAGTATACGCTTCTATCCCGCGCCACATATTGGCGCCGGACGATATCTCCGGCCTGTAACCCTTGTGTCTTGTGCGAGTCCGGGTCAATACGGATTTTATATTTGGGACAGATGTATTCGGACATGTTCAGGCAATCTTTTCTACCTGGTCTCCCGAGCAACTGTCGCTGACCCAAAGGGAACCGTTGGTAGCATTTATCTTCATGACTTCGAACTCATACGCACGGAACTTCTTGCGCGCCACGATTTCGTCAAAGGTGGCGGTTACGCTGCCGGTGGTAAGGTTGGTCTGTATGGCCCACCCGCTTCCTGCAAATCCCGAGGAGAAGAACTCGGACGAGAGCGCTCCTTTGAAAAAGCTGTTTCCGTAGTGCTTGATGCCTTCAGTAACGGCTTGTAGACGCAATGCTTCAGTCAAGTATAGGATTCCGTCGGTCAATCGGGTGTACGAACCGTCGATGCCGATGTGACCGCGTGCTTCCAGAGGTGTATCCACCGTGATAAAGTCCCCGTCCGTGGTAATAAAGAAACTTTCGCTCCTTCGGTTCTGTGGAGCGTACAGACTGGTCGATGACCGGTGTCCCAGAAATGTGCGGCGGGGAATCAGAACCTGCGATTGCGCTTCATCATAGGCGACGGGTGAAGAAAGGGCCAGACCACCGTTTTCTCCCCGTATCAGAAACCCGCCTGATGAACCCAGCCGAAGGTTCTTATGAATGACTATACCTTCATCCGACGCATCTACACGATAGGACGACAGCAGTTCTGCACCGTAATTGTGCCGAACGGTCAGAGAGCCCGGGAAACAGGCTTTACCATACGGGGAAAGCATCAGGCATTCTCCGTCCAGGTCGGAGAGACCCGAGAACAGACGGATCTTCGGGGTCTGTTCGGTTCCCAGAAGCAGATCTCCACCCAAACTGCCCAACTGTATCTTATCCCGGTCCGCACGCACAAGCACGGGCGTACCGCCGATACGGATACCGTAACCGTCCAGGAATGACAGGAAGCCGCTCAAAGCCACATCTTCTCCGGAGAAGGTAAGCAGACTTTTGCCGTCATCACCGAGACTCACCCCTTGCAGGGCTTCCAGACCTCCTTTCAATACGGAATTACCAGACACGGCAAGGTCGCGACGGACGGTCGCATCCTGCATTTCCCAGTTTACATGTCCCAGGTTGGCGTTCCCCTGATGATAGACCTGCATACCTCCGACCAGCAGGTGTGTCGGTGAAATGACAATCCCGCTCTCCTCATCGCCGAAAATCAGTTTTCCGGAGGAACGGACTTCGCCATCCTTTAAATCGATCGTCGGGGCATCTAAGGTTGCCACGCCTCCGTCTGCGTCATAACGAAGTACCTGACGTCCGCCAAGATACAAACTGTCACCACCGATACGCAGCGTTCCGGTCAAGCGTATGCCATATTCCACACCTGTAACAACCCCTTCCTCGTCTGACTGTTCCTGTACATAGGTCTCCAGAATTCGGGTATTATGTACCCCGGCTTCAAAACCATATTGGGCACGCAACAGGCCGGTCATGTCTCCGCCTGATTTTTTCAGATACTCCAGCATCAGCCCGCCACCCCCGGAAGCTCCTTCACCGGCTACGGCACCCGCAATGGCGGACGCAAAACCATACGCAGTGTTTTTCAGACGAATGCTGGTATCATCTCCCTCCACAATTCCGTAGGGATGTTCGTCATCTTTCTTCTGCTGGGAATTGAAAAAATTATGATATAGCTGGGAATAAATCGAGTAACAGAGGCTCGATTTGTCCAATGCTTCGATATCGGGATGCAGTTCTACACTCATTTGGTATAACTGGTTTTGGAAAGGAACTTTTGTATACGGGATGTCAGGGAGATAAAGTTGGGGAAGTTAATCGGCGACATCGTTCCCATCAAGGTCGGTGTCATAACTTTGCTGCATTCGGTCATAAAGTCAAGCATCAGTTGGGCAAGCTCGTTTCCCAACACCAACGGTTCGGTAGCGTTCTCATCCCCCAAGGCAACCTTATTGTCGGCGACCGATATGGTTGTGGAATTGACCTTTTGCACCACCTTGTCTGCCGTCTGTTTAACCTCCGATTTGTCCACCGTGTGGGTGATGGTCTCCGCATCAATGAAAACGGAAGCCTCCTTGTCCTGGTCATTTTTTACGGTCGTAACTGCGGAGGTCGGGGTATACTTTGTGATGGCTTCGTTGCCCGTAGCCTCCAACTCGTCGTAATCCGGAGAAGAGTCGCTGGAAGGATCCAGTTCCTCCAGTTCCGTAACTCCGATAATCGTTTCCTGACGGGCGTTCAGACGGAGAATATTCACATGCGAGAAATTCACCACATAGGCATAACGGGTGGCGGCATCCATGAATATGGTGACGTCGGAAAAGAGTGTGGGGACAATGAGGAATCCGCCCTTGTCGCTCGTGGCGGCGGAAAGCAATACCCCCTTATGAATGACCGGCTCGGAGGATGCGGTCTCATCCGGATACTCTCCTACGTCAATGGTACCGGCATATTCCGAATACTCACTGTCGGAAGGATCATCATGTATTTTGACCACATAGCCGTGGACCATACGAGCTGTTCCGATTCCCGACATGCCGCCCGGTGCCAGATCAATGCGCTCCATACTGCGCCCAAGGGCTATCTTGCGGATAGCTTCACGAATAAGAAGTTGGTTGGATTTATCTGCGGACATAGTTTTTGAAAGAATAGTCCACAGATAGCCAGATTGGTTGCCTGCTATCTTATATCTTGTTTGGTAGTCGTTTCTGCAGCTTTATTCTGACTTTATTGGATATAATTATCCCCGTCAAAATTTTGACGGGGATAACGTTGTTTACCAGCAAGTATTCGGGAGTTCTCCGCATATCATTTTACGACACAATACATTCCCTGGAAGTTAATCGTGAGTCGTTTGAATTCAGCAGGAGGCAGCACACCTAATGTTCCGTCGAAGGGTATTTCCATCAATTCGGAATGGGGCATATTTTCAATCACATACAGGTTAGTCATCTTACCTGTTTTATCCCCGATTGTCAGATTCATCTGTGGCAGTATAGCATATTCGAGGACAGGATTGTATCCGGTCGCAGTTTTTCCGCGTTTGCTTCCATATGCCTGCAACAATGGAAGCCGGTCGCGATGCGCCTCATGGAATTCCGGCTTGAGCGATGATTTCGAGGCTCCCGTATCCCAAACCATCGTTGCTGGAATTCCGTTCAGTTTCACTCGAATATAAGGCACTTTGCTGAGCATCAGATTCCGAGGTGCATCGGGTGAAGAAACGGAGTGTGACTCCAAATGCAATTCCCGAAATTCGTAGTCCAATTCAATCTCGGGAAAAAGTTGCAATATATCGTTCCCGAGAATAAAACTGCAATCCGTAACGCCCGTATCTCCAAGTGGCAAGACCACGCATGGAACATGGACAAACACAGCCGTTCCCAATCTCAGGGTATCGAGTAATGCGAGGAGACATCGTGTTTCATTGAACTGAATAGAATCCGCTGATATGGGTAGCCCCAGATCTAGTGCCAACTGCTTATCAATGATCGTCATTTGACCTCCGGAGTCGAGCAT